TGATCCAGATAAAGCGATTGACGACATCAACAAGGCCAAGGATAAAGAGACAGGCTTTGCTGATCTGAACGATGAGCGCTTTACTTTGTGCGAGAGTCATGTGGACTTGGTCATAAAGGACGATCCGCTGTGCGAGATGGACGAGGATGGAGAAGAAACTTCGGGCATCGCACTTCCGTACGTAGTTACGTACTTGCGCGGATCTAAAACAGTTCTGGCAGTGCGCCGCAACTGGCACGAGGGCGACGATCTCAAACTCAAGCGCCAGCACTTCGTGCATTACCAATACATCCCCGGCTTCGGTGCGTATGGCTTTGGTCTGTTCCATTTGATCGGCGGCTTTGCCAACTCAGCAACCAGCTTGATGCGTCAGTTGATTGACGCGGGCACATTGTCGAACTTACCCGGTGGCTTGAAGTCACGCGGTCTGCGCATCAAAGGTGACGACACCCCGATCGCTCCGGGCGAGTGGCGTGATGTGGACGTGGGCTCCGGTGCAATCCGTGACAACATCATGCCGCTGCCTTACAAGGATCCGTCAGCCACGCTGTATAACTTGCTAAACACTGTGGTCGACGAAGGCCGCAGGTTTGCTGCTACGGCAGACATGAAAGTAAGCGACATGGGGGCCAACGCGCCTGTGGGCTCTACGCTTGCACTGCTTGAGCGTCAGCTTAAAGTCATGACGGCTGTTCAAGCGCGTGTGCACTTTGCCCTGAAGCAAGAGTTACAACTGTTGGCGGTCATCATCCGTGACTACACAGCAGACGAGTACACATACGAGCCAGATGGTGAGCAAGGACCTCGTGCTAAGAAGGGTGACTATCGTCACGTAGACATCCTGCCTGTGAGCGACCCGAACGCAGCAACACTTTCCCAGCGTGTGGTGCAGTACCAAGCAGTGATTCAGTTGGCGCAGTCTGCACCTGATATTTATGACTTGCCCAAGTTGCACCGTGGCATGCTTGAAGTTCTAGGCATCAAGAATGCAGACAAGTTAGTGCCGATGGATGACGACTTGAAACCAACCGATCCCGTGTCGGAGAATCAGAACGTGCTCAAGGGCAAACCTGTTAAAGCCTTCCAGTATCAAGACCATGAGTCACACATCAGGGTACACATGTCTGCGATGCAGGACCCCATCATTGCGCAGTTGATTGGTCAAAACCCTCGCGCTCCCCAGCTCATGGCGGCTATGCAGTCACACATTGCTGAGCACGTTGGCTTTGGTTATCGTCAGAAGATTGAGCAGCAGCTTGGTATGCCGCTTCCTCCCGAAGACGAGAAGTTGCCACCACAGATTGAGATTGCTTTGTCCGGCATGATGGCTCAAGCCGCGCAACAAGTTCTCCAGCAAAGTCAAGCTGCGGCTTCTCAAGAGCAAGCACAGCAACAAGCACAAGATCCAATTGTTCAGATGCAGCAGCAAGAGTTGCAGATCAAGCAAGGCGAGTTGGCACTCAAACAGCAGAAGCTCCAGATTGATGCGGCTGCCCGAGCTGACGAGCTAGAGCTTAAGGAAAAGCAATTGCAGATTGATGCCGCATACAAGGCCGACAAGCTTGAGGCTGACCAAGAACGTGACGGTGTCCGTATGGGCATTGACATTGCAAGAAGCAGACAACAAGCTGCTATTCAAAATCAAAGGAAAGGTCCCGGTAACCAATGATCTCCGAATTCGCACGCGTATTGCGCGAAAAATTACGCACCGACATGAACAATTACGCCGACGATCTCGCTGGCGGGGCATGTCGCTCTTTTGACGATTATCAAAAACTCTGTGGTGTGATTCAAGGTCTAGCTACTGCAGAGCGTCATCTCCTTGACCTTGTGAAGAAAGTTGAGCAATCAGATGAGTGAAATCATTCTGCCTCCGGGCATCAGCCTGCCAAAGCACATCCAGCCGTTAGACGTCCCAGAGGACGCGGCTGACGACGAAACAAAAGCATCAGCGCTGCCTACCCCAACCGGGTACAAGCTACTGTGTGTCGTTCCGGAAGTCGATGAAAAGATCGCCGGTACGAGCCTCGACCTTGTTCGAGATGCTGCGACCATGAGAGCGGAAGAGCATGCCACTACGGTGCTGTTCGTAATCCGGGTCGGACCAGACGCGTACAAAGATCCTGCCAAGTTCCCATCAGGCGCATGGTGCAAGGAAGGTGATTTTGTGCTCGTACGTACCTACACCGGTACGCGCTTCAAGATTTTTGGCAAGGAATTCCGTGTCTTGAACGACGATCAGGTGGAGTGTGTTGTGCAAGACCCTCGCGGTTTAACCCGCGCATAAGGAGTAATAATGGCTGGATACAGATTCCCAGATGAGCAGGACGACGACACAAGCGTCGAGTCCAAAAAGGATCAGTCTGCTGATCTTGAAATAAGCGTCTCAACCGACAACGATGTTGAGGTTGAGGTCGTAGACGACACCCCCGAGCGAGACCGTGGCCGCAAGCCACTTGACCGCGAAGTGGCCGATCCTACGGACGACGAGATTGACCAATACTCTGACGGCGTTAAGAAACGCATCAAGGAGTTGACACATGCACGCCATGATGAGCGCCGCGCAAAAGAGGCTTTGTTTCGTGAGAAGCAAGAACTCGAACGCCTTGCTCAGCACATGGTGGCAGAGAACAATCGTCTTAAGCAATACGTGAATTCGGGCACCGAGCAGTACGCAGCTTCACAGCTGTCACTTGCCGAGACCGAGGTTGAGAAAGCTAAACGCAAACTCAAAGAAGCAACCGAAGCGTATGACACCGATGGCGTCATTGAAGCGCAAGACGCGCTGATGGATGCCAAGATGAAGGTACAGGCTGCAAAAAATTTCAAGCCTACCCCTTTACAGGTTGAAGAAAATGATGTACAAACTCATCAAACACAAGAACCCCGTCAAGAATTAGACGAAAAAACTGTTCGCTGGCAGGCAAAAAACCAGTGGTTCGGTTCTCCGGGGTACGAAGAAGTTACCAGCTTTGCACTAGGGCTGCACCAAAAACTAGTCAATTCCGGGGTTGATCCCCGCTCTGACGATTACTTCGAGCGCATTGATGCTCGCATGAAGTCCACGTTCCCTGAAGTTTTCGGTGGGACTGAAGACAGGCCGAAACCCGGCGATAGCTCCAAGCGACCTACATCGGTTGTTGCCCCGGCGACTCGTTCGACTGGAGCACGCAAAGTTCAGTTGACACCCACGCAAATTGCGTTGGCGAAGAAATATGGACTAACCCCGCAGCAATACGCTGTTGAAGTAGCAAAATTGGAGAAATCGAATGGCTGACACAAATACCCGGACCCCCCGTGCACTTGAGGCACGCGATAAAACGACTCGCTATGTGTATACACCTGCGAGTGCACTGCCTGATCCAACCCCTGAACCCGGTATAGCGTATCGCTGGATTGCGACTCACGTACTAGGCGAAGCACAAAACACGAACGTGTCTACCAAGATGCGTGAAGGTTGGGAACCGGTCAAAGCAGTCGACCATCCGGAACTGATGCTGGAAGGTAATGCTAAAACTGGCAACGTCGAGATCGGCGGCCTCATGCTCTGCAAGATGCCAACCGAACGCGCCCAAGCCCGTGACGAGTATTACGCTAAACAAGCGCAGGCCCAGATGGATTCTGTGGATAACAGTTTCATGCGAAACAATGATCCCCGCATGCCTCTTTTCGCTGACCGCAAGTCAACGACCAGTCGCGGTGGTGGTTTTGGTTCTGGTTCAAAGTAATAAGGAGTCTTAAATGGCACTAACAGCAGCACCCTATGGGCTACGGCCCATCAATCGTATCGACGGCATGCCCTATGCTGGCGCTACGAGTCAGTTCTTGATTGACCCCGCTGGCGAAGGTACTAACTTGTTTTATGGTCAAGTTGTTATCATCGGCTCAGATGGTTTTATCGCTCTGTCTACCGCTACTGGCGCAGACATCACTACCAATAACCTTGGTGGTTCTGGCGTAGGTGCAATCGGCGTTTTCGTCGGTTGTTCTTATATCAACGCACAAGGCCAGCAAATCTACGGCCAGTACTACCCCTCCGGCACAACCGGCGTGGTGACTGCATACGTAGTTACTGACCCAAGTGTTACCTTCCAAGCTCAGCTGGATGGTTCTGGCGCTCAATCAGTTTTGGGCACTAACACCTTCTTCGCTGCTGTACAGAGCACTAGCACTGGTTCAACCCAGACTGGTAACTCAACCAGCGCTTTGGAGTCAACTGTGGTTACTACTGCTGCGGCTTTCCGTATTGTGGGCTTTGCGTCCACCCCGGGCGATGCGTTCACTGATGTGTTTGTTAAATTCAATCCCAGTGCCCATTCGTATTTGAATAACGTTGGCCTGTAAGGAGTAAATTACCATGGCAATTTCACGCGCACAACTACTTAAAGAGTTGCTCCCCGGTCTAAACGCTTTGTTTGGTTTAGAGTACGCACGCTACGGCGAAGAGCACAAAGAAATCTACGAAACAGAGAAATCTGAGCGTAGCTTTGAAGAAGAAACTAAGCTTTCTGGCTTTGGTGCTGCACCAGTCAAGAACGAGGGCTCTGCCATCGCTTATGACAACGCGCAGGAAGCATTCACTGCTCGCTACACACACGAAACCATCGCTTTGGGCTTCTCCATCACTGAAGAAGCTGTGGAAGATAACTTGTATGACTCACTGTCTGCACGTTACACCAAGGCTTTGGCTCGCGGTATGGCCTTCACCAAGCAGGTTAAAGCTGCTTCTACGTTGAATAACGGTTTCACCAACTCTTCCGCTTATTACGGTGGTGATGGCGTGCCTTTGTTCAGCACATCGCACCCGCTGGTGTCTGGTGGCGTCAACAGCAATCGTCCTGCAACTAATACGGACTTGAACGAGACCGCACTAGAAAACGCAACGATTCAGATCGCTGCTTGGGTTGATGAGCGCGGCTTGCTGATCGCAGCCAAGCCTGTCAAGTTGGTGATTCCTCCATCATTGATGTTCGTTGCTAAGCGTTTGCTTGACACCGAATTGCGTGTTTCTACTGCTGACAACGACATCAACGCGTTGAAGCAAATGGGCACCATCTCTGGCGGCTACACCGTTAACCACTTCTTGACCGACACAAACGCTTGGTTCTTGACCACAGACGTTCCAAACGGTTTGAAGCACTTTGAGCGTGCTGCTTTGTCTACATCCATGGATGGTGACTTTGATACAGGCAACGTTCGTTACAAAGCCCGCGAGCGTTATTCGTTCGGCTGGTCTGACCCACTGGGTGTCTTCGGTTCACCCGGAGCCTAATATTTCTTCGGAAATATTTGAAGGGGGGCCTTGTGCCCCCTTTTCTTTTGTTGTATATTGCATCAACCCCGGGCTTATCCGGTGCATTAGACAGTCCCGGCTGACGACATACAGACTGATGCACTTAACTTGTATGTAAGGAAAAATCATGGCACGTACTACGTTTCAAGGCCCAGTTCGTTCATTGGGCGGCATTTATCAACAAGGCCCAGCTACTACTGTTGAAATCACAGCAAGCACCACATTAAGCCCCGAAGAGCATGGCGGTCGCATCATTTCTGTTGGCGGTTCTTTGGCTGCCGCACTGACATTGACTTTGCCCACAATTAACACCAGCGCTAATTCAACTACATCTGGCCCCGGTCAAGACCCAAGCACAGCCAACAACGAAGGCGTTGTGTACACAATCTGGGTTCCTACTACCATCTCTACAAGCTCTTTGAAGATTGGTACAACTTCTGGTTCCAGCGATTTGTACGTTGGCGCTGTGATCTCTATTGATTCAGATACATCTGGCGCTGTAGTTGGCTTCTCTGCCAACGGTTCTTCCAATGACTTCATCAACTTGAACGGTACAACTACCGGCGGTGTTGCTGGCACATGGGTTCAAATCGTGGCAATTGCTGCTAACAAGTACATGGTGAGTGGGAATGTTATTGGTTCCGGCACTGTTGCTACACCATTTGCAGATTCCTAATCAACCCAAGGGGCTTCGGCCCCCGTTTTAAAGGAGATTGATTATGACGATGCAATATGACGTAAAAGCGGCGCACACTGAGGCGACAGGCACGGTAGTGTCTCAACGAACACGTTTGAAAGCGTATCACTGCATATCAGGCGGTACTGCTGGGGATGTAATCTTTCGTGACGGCGGATCAGGCGGCACCCTTCTTTTGCAATTTAACATTAGTACTGGTACACAACCAATCACTATGTTAATTCCCGGAGAAGGTATTTTGTTCAATACCAATATCCATGTGACATTACCTGCAACTGCAAAAGTTACGGTGTTCTATGGCTAAGTCTCCAGCATGGCAGCGCAAAGAGGGGAAGTCCGAGAAGGGCGGCTTGAACGCCAAGGGACGGGCTTCCTACAACAAGGCCAATCCGGGAAAACCCGGACTGAAGCGCCCTCAACCAGAGGGCGGCAAACGCCGCGACTCTTTTTGCGCCCGTATGGAGGGCATGAAGAAAAAACTGACCGGAGAGAAGGCCAAGAAAGACCCGAACTCCCGCATCAACAAAAGCCTTCGGGCTTGGAATTGCTGATATGAACGAAATCACATTAACCGAACGCGAACAAGCCATTGCTAAAGCAGCGGCAAAGATGGCCATTGAAGAGATGTCTGGCGAGTTCTACAAGATGGTAGGTAAAACCATTGTAGAAAAAGCACTGATCTGGATTGGCTTGATTGTTGTCGGGTTTGTGTTTGGCAAAGGTTGGGTCATTAAGGTTTGATATGCCAAGCACAAGCAAAAAACAACACAATTTCATGGCCGCGATTGCCAACTCGCCATCGTTTGCCAAGAAAGTAGGCATCCCACAGACCGTGGGAAAAGATTTTGTAACTGCCGATAAAGGCAAAAAATTCTCTAAAGGTGGCGATATGAAAGAATCTAAAGCAATGGTTAAAAAAGAAGTGGGCTTCATGAAGAAAGCTGGCGCCCCTAAATCCATGGTTAAACATGAAATGTCTGAGATGATGGGTATGAAAAAAGGTGGTATTGCTACCTCTTTGAAAGCTCATGCTGCAGCCCCCGCTTCTAAAGCCCACGGCATGAAGGCTGGCGGTTACACAAAAGCTGCTGACGGTATTGCAAGCAAAGGCAAAACCAAAGGCACAATGGTCAAGATGGCTTACGGCGGCAAAGCCTGCTAAATCATGGACGATACACCGCGCATGAGGCCTGCTAAAAAGATATACGAGGACATGCTCAATGAGCCAACTCGTCCGTCTGCTGGACACACATCCAAAGCCATGGACATGGCCGACAAGATGTTTGCGCCTGTTAAGAAGGCCAAAGGCGGTGTGACTCGTGCAGACGGTTGCGTGACCAAAGGCCACACAAAAGGCAGGATGATCTAACATGATGGCCAGTCGCGGTATGGGAGACATCAACCCCTCTAAAATGCCCGGCGGCAAGCGTAAAGCTCGCCGTGATGATACCGACTTCACCCAATACAAAGATGGTGGTAAAGTCAATGCGGCTGGCAATTACACCAAACCCAGTCTGCGCAAGCGGATTGTTAGCCAAGTCAAAGCGGCGGCAACTCAGGGCACTGGCGCAGGTCAGTGGTCTGCCCGTAAAGCACAGCTTGTGGCCAAGAAGTACAAAGCCGCTGGCGGCGGATATAGGGACTAAAATGAAAGCCCCGCAGAAGTCGCTTAAAGACTGGACTGACCAAAAATGGAGAACCAAAAGTGGTAAAAAATCTTCTGACACGGGTGAGCGATACCTTCCAAGCGCTGCGATCAAAAGTCTCAGCCCTGCTGAGTACGCTGCGACAACGCGTGCGAAACGTGCTGGCAAAAAAGCCGGACAACAATTCGTAAAGCAACCTAAAACGATTGCAAAGAAAACGGCAGGGTTCAGATGACAACTTCAGGCGTCGCAAACTTCAACCTCGACTTGACGGAAATCGTTGAGGAAGCGTTCGAGCGTAACGGCGCAGAGTTGCGTACGGGCTACGACTTGAAAACGGCTCGCCGTTCGTTGAACTTGTTGTTCGCGGACTGGTCAAATCGCGGCATTAATATGTGGACGTTTGAGCAAGGCACGATACCGCTTGTGCCCGGCCAAAACACGTATGCGTTACCAAACGACACGGTTGATTTGCTTGAGCACGTTATTCGTACCGGCGCAAATACAGCTTCAACGCAGGCCGACCTGACAATTACGCGTATTAGTGTTTCTACTTATGCCACGATTCCTAATAAACTTCAGCAAGCCAGACCTATTCAGATCTGGATTCAGCGCTTAAATGGGCAAGACTCCCCTATTGCATCCGCGCTTACAACAACCATTACGTCTACAAGTACAGAGATTGTGCTGAGTGACGTTACGGGTTTACCCTATACGGGCTTCATTAAGATTGATAACGAGATCATCAACTACGGCTACATTACACAGAACACAAACGCTAGCTCCGGTACGCTGTATAACTGTTTCCGTGGCCAGCAAGATACCATTGCTGCAGCGCATACTGCACCAGCTACTGTCTATTGGGCTCAAGTCCCTGCAGTCACTGTGTGGCCTACTCCAGATAACTCCCAGCAGTACACGCTTGTTTACTGGCGCATGCGTCGCACACAGGATGCTGGCGGTGGTGTAAATGTTATGGACATCCCGTTTCGTTTTGTGCCTTGCATGGTTGCTGGACTGTCTTACTACTTGGCCATGAAGATTCCTAATGCCATGGATCGGTTGCCCATACTCAAGGCGCAGTACGATGAGGCGTGGGAGTTGGCTGCTACGGAAGACCGCGAAACAGCAGCTCAGCGTTTTGTACCGCGTCGTCAGTACATCGGGAGCGGCACATAAATGGGCAATCGGTTTGCCAGTGCGAAGAATTCGATCGCCCAGTGCGATCGTTGTGGTTTCCGTTTCAAACTTACGGAGCTTCGCAAAGAAGTTCTCAAAACCAAGATATACAATTTGTTGGTCTGTGATTCGTGCTGGGATCCAGATCAACCGCAGCTGCAGTTGGGCATGTACCCTGTGGACGATCCACAAGCAGTGCGCAATCCACGCAACGATACAACATACGTAACAGCAGGCCCTAACGTGGCGGGCTTTCCAACAGGCGGCAGCCGGGACATTCAGTGGGGGTGGAATCCCGTTGGGGGCTCCCGATTCTTCGATGATGCGTTAACACCTAACAATTTAGTGTTGACTGCAGCTATCGGTCAAGTGACAATCTCAACATCATAAGGAGTCCATCATGACTTTTAAACGCGCAGCAGACGGCATTACAAAAAAAGGAAAAACCGAAGGTAGAAACCTCGGCAATTCTGGTCCAACTAGTGCAGTTCAATCTGAAAGATCCCCCAAGGGCAACCCCGGTAAGACCAACAGCAACATGCTGAAAATGGGCCGTGGTTTGGCTAAAGTAGCAGCACAAAAGCGAGGCTAATATGGCAACATACAATCAACCCAAAACAGCCACGCCTGCCGCTGTGCTTAAAAAAGACAGTGCTTTGAAACACATGGCGGACACCAACGTGTCCGTGGCCAACGACCACAGCAACGAGTACCCCGGCGTCAAAACCTCGGGTATTAAGATTCGTGGCACTGGCGCGGCTACCAAAGGCGTAATGGCTCGCGGCCCAATGGCCTGATACGCACATGAACTACACCCAGTTGACCGCTGCTATCTGCGACTACACGCAGAACTTTGACCAAGACTTCATTGACAACATTCCGGTGTTTGTCAAGCAGGCTGAGCAGCGCATATACAACACGGTGCAGTTCCCGCCCTTGCGTAAGAACGTTACAGGTGCCGCTAGCGCAACCGTAAAGTATTTGAGTTGTCCAGAAGATTTCTTGGCTGTTTATTCAATGGCTATATTTTCGGGTGCCACAACCTCAGCTACAAAAGTAACTGAGTTCACAATGCAAGTGGTCTCGCCAACAGGCATTATTCGTGGCCAGAACGTGACTGGAACAAATATATTTTCAGGGACAACTGTGGTCAGTGTTGTTGGTGATATTGTTACGGTATCCCAATCGCTTTCTGCATTCACCACGGGCTCACTAACTTTTCAAGGCGATTACGAGTACTTGCTTAATAAAGACGTGAACTTTATTCGGCAGGCATACCCCAATCCCAGCGCAACAGGCGCTCCAAAGTACTATGCATTGTTTGGTCCCACCTCATCTGGCGTAACAATTACGGATGAGCTGACGTTTATTTTAGGCCCCACACCGGATGCTCCGTACATGGTCGAGCTGCACTATTACTACTACCCTGCCTCAATTGTCACAGCAGGCACATCTTGGCTTGGTGACAACTTTGATTCTGTGTTGTTGTATGGATCATTAGTTGAGGCGACTACCTTCATGAAAGGCGAAGCCGACATGGTGGCCTTGTATGATGGCAAATATAAAGAAGCGCTGGGTATGGCCAAGCGTTTGGGCGACGGTCTGGAGCGCAGCGATTCGTATCGCAGTGGACAGTATCGTACGGCGCCGCTACCGCAGAACAATGGGGTAGTCTAGTATGGCGTTTGACCAAACTCTTACTACGCAAGCCAAGCTGGTTGCATTACAGGCTCTGAGCGCTGGCACGCTTAAGATGGCTTTGTATACCGCTAATGCGGACTTAAATGCAGGCACTTTGGTATACACCACGAGTAACGAAGTTGTTGGTACGGGATACACGGCTGGCGGCATTACGCTAACCAACGTGACGGTGTTGACCTCGGGCACAACTGCATACCTCGACTTCAGCGACGTAGTCTGGAATCCCGCTGTGTTTACTACGCGTGGGGCTCTCATATACAATACAAACCTTAGCAATCTTGCTGTGGCTATTTTGGATTTTGGGGCTGATAAAACGGCCACTACAACTTTCACTGTGCAGACGCCCGCTAACACGGCCACGGCTGCGCTTATTCGATTCGCATAAGGAGCAACCATGTCTCTTCCAGCACAACACGCTACTTCTACAGATACTGTAATTGGCAACGTCAGCAAACTGACGGAGTCCGATAATCAAGTTAAAGCTGGAGGTGTGTTTCACGTCAAGTGCCACGACGCCAACGGTGACCTTAAGTGGGAAGTCGAGAAGCACAATCTCGTTGTTAACGTCGGTTTGCAAGACATGAACACGCAGTACTTTACAGGCGTGGGTTATACCGCTGCTTGGTACATTGGTCTGTATGGCGCTGCTGCGTCTAATAACCCTGCTGCCTCAGATACCATGTCCTCACACGCAGGTTGGACTGAGGTCACGGCTTATAGCCAAGCCACTCGCCCAGCATGCACGTTTGGTGTTCCAACTACTGCAGACCCGTCTGTAGCAACAAACACTGCCTCGCCAGCCACATACAACATCAACGCTTCAGTGACTATTGGTGGTGCGTTTTTGACCAGCAGCAGCACTAAGGGCGGCAATACAGGTGTTTTATTTTCAGCGTCGGATTTTCAAGCCCCCGGCGACCGTATTGTGGTGAGCGGCGACACGTTGACTGTCACGTACACTTTTAGTCTCGATGCCGTTTAAGGAGTAGCACATGGCGACTTTGTTCAAAAAAGATGACGTAGTTAAACTCGTTGTGCAAGCACCCACGGGCCCAGTCAAGTCTTTTAGAATGCTAGAGGACGGAACCGTGCAATGTCTAGTTGAGTGGGCTGACTCCGAAGGCAATCTGCAACAGCGTTGGTTTAACGAGGCAGACCTTAGCGCTGCCTGACGGTAACGTATGTTTGGCCTGTCGGCATACGCAGCCACCCCCTACGCGGCCACTGGCGGTAGTACTTTTGCAACAGGGGTGGTTGAGAGCGCACGGGTGTCGGATTTAGCCAACAGTGCGGTAATTAGTAGGTCAGCAGTTTTGGAAAACGCCGCGCTTACTGACACGGCAAACGCATTTATCCGAGTTTTTGGATTGATTGACGAGCAAGCCGCCTTAACAGATAGCGTCGCAGCTCCGTTCAACCCGTTTGTCTTTGTTTCGGATTCTGCTTTTACTTCGGATGTAGCTGTCAGCTC